TAGTATACAGGCTGGTAATGCTGCTTTAAGTCAACAATTATGTAATTGCTGCTGTGAAAACAGAGTAGCAGTTCTTAATCAGACTAATGCTTTACAAGCTCAGGCTGCTGCTAATCACGCTGATTCTACTTTATTAGCTTCTTAGAACTATGCTAATCAGCAATTACAGAGTGCTCAAAATCATGCTGCTACACAGCTTCAGATGGCTAATATTGAAAGTGCTGACCAATTAGCTGTATGTCAGCAAACCAATACTCTTACTAATCAAGCTGATAGAAATACTAACGCTATTCTTTCTGCTATTAGTGGTCAGAATACTCTCATTACTAAAGAATTCTGTGACCTTAAGGAAAGAGAATTACAAAACAAGATTGACACCCAAGGTGATATTATTACTCAACTAAGAGGACAAATAAGTAATGATATGCAAACTGCTGCTTTTAATAAAGCATTTAATGATTTAAATGATAAGATAGCTGTTATAGCTGCTAAGCAGCCAAATACTGTTCCTGTTCAGTGGCCTAATATCGTTGCTGCTAACGCTACTCCTTATGTTGGCAATCTGTGGGGACAAACAAGTTTCTGGAATTAATTAAAGAAAGGAGTGAATATGTTTGGAGCAACAACTAATTACCCATTTAATTTTGCTAATAGAAATGGAATACCTATGATTGAAAGTAGTTCAGTAGAAGTTACAGATACAAATGTAATTATAAATATCCCAAATAGAGCATTTAGATTCCTTAATGGAACTGGTATACTCTTATTTAGATTAAATACTGAAATTACCAACACATCTCTTCCCATTCTATTCTCTTCTAATAGCTTTACTCAACCATTAACAAAAGTTGGAGGAGTTGCAGCTACTGGCACTGATATTTCTTTACCTGGAGTATATGAAATATATTATGATAAGAACGCTAACTTAATGTAGTTATTATAATGTTTTCAGCACTATCTCAAGGAAGTCCTATCTATTTATTAGATAAGACTTCTACTCCAGATTATAAGGTTGGAGAAATCGTTGGTGTTAGCTACCCTAAAATGAATCCATATAATGTTGGGCCTTAGAACACAGTTGATTTAAAAGTAAAAATTGATGGAGAAATTTAGGAATTTAATTCAATACCAAGTATTAATAGTGTCGTGTCTTATAATGGTGGTAAAATTATTATAAGTGAATCTAAACAGGGTATTCAAACAGAAGTTGAGAATATTCTACAGAATAGTAAATAGATTTTAAATAACATCGACACCTATAAACAAAATGTAATTGATTGTGAGAATATTCTTAAATAGTTAAATCCTCAGTTTGCAATAGATAAGGAAAGGGATGAGAGATTATCAAGTTTAGAGAATAGATTTGATGGTTTTGAATCTAAATTGGATAAAATTTTTAATTTAGTATAGAAATGATTGTAGTAGAATTTACCGAAGATAAATTTGGAAAAGCAATGAAAGCTATTTCAGAGATTGGAAAACATTCAGAGTGTCTTGCTGCTATATTTGAAGACCTTTCAGCAGATTCAGAATACGGAGAAAGAAACAGACATCATAAAGATTATGACGATGATGATATGTACGGTTCTCGTTATGGTATGCGCCGTGGCGGCAGACGTTCTTATTGATGATGATTAGAACATCTCTAAACATCTATGATGATAGACCTATAGCCATGAAACGTTATCTAAAGTATTATGGACAACACTTTAATAAAAAATTATGTCAATTTGCTATTTCTAAAATGGACCACGGAAAAGCTCCAGTAACTAAAGAATAGGTTGATGATATTTTAAATAAATATAACGTAGAGTTAGAGAATAATGAACTCTGTGATTATGTTTATGTCTATAATATGGGAAATAACGATTTCATGGGCAGTAGTATTGTAGATGAAAAACATTTAGCTTTATATGTTAAAGATGTTATAGATGATGAGGACGGATATGATGGAATAGTTTTCAATAGATGGTATGCAGATACAGTGACTCAAGGTATTCCAATTGAATGGAATGAAATGTTATGATTATTGATAAATTCTCTGTATATAATTGGAGAGTAACTGTATTGTATGAATGTACTTGTGATGATATTGATTATATAATTAGAATTTTAAAGGATATAAATTGTCCTAATAAATATATAAAAGAAGCACTACACAATTTACAAACTTGTAATTTAAATATAGGCTTAACGTATTCAAATACTAATTTACAAAGTTCTGTTATAGTAGTTAATAAAACAAGTTCATTTGCACAATTAATAAATACCATAGCACACGAATATTTCCATCTTATATGTCACATCTCTAAAATATTAGAAATAGAAGATGAAGAAGAATTAGCTTATTTAAATGGAAATCTAAATATGCGTTCTTATAAATTTATTAAAAAGTTAGAAGGAGAAGTAGGTTCTGAATAAGAATCTACTTTTTTTTGTTTTATTTCTAATTATTAATATCTTAAAATATTAAAACGTAATAATATATGAATATAAAAAGACCAAAACCCAAATCAGGTAATTTAAATCCACTTGGCAAACCTTATAGTAAAGGAGGTAAAGTTGGATAGAAATCTAAAGCATAAAGGATTCTTAATTATATTAAAGTATATTCCACATTTTATTGCTTTGTTATATGTTTTATATACTTTATTATCTTTTGCAGGAATAGATACAGTAATGTTAGGTCGTTTAACACACATATCTGTAATCCCTTGGATATTTATGTATATGACTTCTCACATCTTTAGATATTGTTATGTACATAGAATGCCTTTATATTACATTATGTCTAACGAACTATTAGTTGATATAGATTATTATATAGGAATACCAATTAATGATATTAAATTATTGTTAATACATATTACAGCAATAATGATATTAATATTTGGATATTCTTACTATTACATTAAATATAAATTAAAAACATGAGTTTTATACAAAGATTAGGGAGCAAGTAGTTTCCAGTTCCTAATAAGAGTAGAGAACATATGGTATTTGGCAAAAAGAAAACAGCTATTTTAAATGAAATAGTAGTAGTAGATTTAAATGATGAGATAAGTTTGAAACTTGTTGGACAGAATTTAGATGAAAATGCTAAGTATGATTGGCTTGTAACCATAGATTCTAAATCTATTAATCCTTTAATAAAAGGGACTGTATTAACACTATCTAAAAACAATTCTAAAAAATTTAGAAAAGCTAAAAAAATAGATGTACAAATAACATATAATAATATTGTAAAAATATTTAATATCGAAAATGTTAAAGATAATAAGAAATCTATTATAGTAGATGATTAATGACATTGATTCCAATAATACTAATATTTCCGAAAGAGAGTAGTTTGAAGTTATTAAATTTATTTAGAAAATTAACACCAAAGAATTAAGTAAGTTAGAAGCTGCTGAATATATAGGAGTTTCTAGAGCTACTTTTGATAATTATATTAGAAACGGATTAATTCCAAAAGGACAAAAGAGAGTAGGATTTAAAGAACTTAGTTGGAATAAATGTGATTTAGACAAATTTTTAGAAAAACAAAATTAATATGTTTGGAAAAGAAATTGGTTCACTTAGTGAAAACTTAGTTCTAAATACTGCTGGCAAAGTAAAAATTAGAATTGGGTAGAAATACATTGATTTACTTAATGATAAAGGAGAAATTAATATAAAGATTCCTAAAATAATAAAATCCATTAAATCAGAATCTGAAATGAAGACTAATGGATTTTATTATTTAAATAGTAATTTATTTGCTCATATAGACGGAGTTACTTTACCTATTCTTAAAGAACCTATACTTTCTATTTATAATTCAAACTTAGAAAAGCCCACAGAAGAAGAAATTTCTTTAGTATATTTAAATGGAACTTGGCAATATATTCCTGTAGTTTTAAAAGAACAATTTATTGAATTACAAAATACTATTAAAGCTCTCTAGGAAAAAATAGAAGAGTTAGAAAATAAATTAAATAAATAATAAATATGGAACAATTAAGTTTATTACCTAAAGTTTACGAATATGGTGAAAGCCTCTCTAGTGAGGAAATGAATCAAATAGTATAGCATCTTAATTCTTCTATAGAAGCCATCAATTATTTACTTGCTAAAAATAATGGAATCAATGATGGACATTGTGAAATGAGATATAAAGTAAGTGCATAGTAGCCTGAAGCTCCTGCCGTTGGTAGTGATGGAAAATCTAATGGATGGTCTGATACATATACTAAACCTGATACAGATAATGGAGAAATTACGTGGATGACATTATGCTTCTTAAATGGTGATGGTGTTTATGGAGCTTGGTCT